TTGGATATGACAAACGTATACATGATAACAATGCCCAGAAAAGGATACTCGGGATTCATAGCAATAATGAGATTCTTCAGAAAGTTCGATGTCCACAAGTGGATAGTGAGTCCAGAGAAGGGAGCACAGGGCTACGAGCACTGGCAGATAAGGTTCAGATGCGGGCTCACACCAGAAAACGCAATGATCGCGTGGCGTCAATGGGTGTGCAACGGTTTCAACATGCTAGAAGCATCGGACAACGGATGGGAGTACGAGGGCAAGGAAGGCAAGTTCCTAGCATCATGGGATTCGAAGGGAGCAAGAAGCGTTAGATTCGGTAAGATGGAATGGCGTCAGGAAGCCACCGTGCTTCGCGCTAGAGCGACGAACGACAGGGAGATAGTGGTTTGGTACGACCCGAAGGGAAACAGTGGCAAATCGTGGCTTGTAGGGCACCTCGTGGAGACAAGGCAAGCATACTACGTACCTCCATACCTAGCAACAGTCGAGAGCATGATAAAGACGCTCGCTTCAATGGTCAAAGCGGACCGCGAGAATGGGAATCCCCCGCGCCCCCTCGTGGTAATAGATATCCCAAGGTCATACAAGTGGAAAAACGATATGTACGTCGCAATCGAAGCCATAAAAGACGGAATCATCGTAGACCCGCGCTACTCGGCGACTGTAGAAAACGTAAAAGGAATCGGAGTGATCGTGATCACGAACGAGAAACCACAGGTCGGCAAACTTTCTGCAGACAGATGGGACATCGTGGACTGGTGAACCATCGCTAAGGACGCTGTGCAATGTACGGGGGAGGACAACCGAGGGGTGCCTTATCGTAACACTAACGGCACCCCTCTATACTCCTTTAGGAGTATAGGGGGGGACTGTGTCCCCCCTCGCCCCCCTCCAAGAAGACAGGGCATGGTTGTAAGTCGTTTAGTTCTCCATACGGAGCTTGAGATAAACCCAATCCTTGATTTTCAGGAGCATATCGAGCACCTTCATCCGTAGAGCCTCCGAATATTAGAGGACACAAAATTCAGAGAACCATACATAGATCTAGAATCCCTACTGATTCCATAGGATAGATTGTTGATGTAAGGATACTTAACATTGGCAAAAGACAGATTCCTGTTATCCATGTAGTCCTGAGCATACCTAAGACTATCCTTAGCCTTGAGATAGTCCCCAATGATGGGGATACCAGCCACAACAGACTTTCTGAAGAACTCGGCTTCATCATCATTGCGAACAGGTACACCCATCATATCACGAACAAACCTAGTCTCCGCTCCCTCATCGTAAAGTGCATGATAAAACGGATTGTAAGTCAAGGATCATCCCTCCATTATCTTACTCATATCAACCTCACTGGTATCGACCATAGTTTCCAGACTGGTCATTGCGACACTAGCCTGGTTAGCATAATCGGTACCATACGCGATATCTGCAGTATCAGTGAGATCATTCCATCCGAGGTAGGGAGTCATGGAGCTAAGACCAGTGAATTCGACAGTCCAAGTGACCTTCATCCTGTAGTACAGAACGTTCAGCTTGGCAGGAGGTACAATAATGCACGCAACATAGGTAGGAGGAACCCTTCCAGTATTAGTGGACACATTAGTACCCTCAACAATCTGTGCGAACGAAGGCATGATAGTGTTGGAATCAGCGACACCAGTACCATTGTTGAAGAACTTGGTCGAAATCCAAGGCATCCTGATGGCACGACCACGGTAAATGTTAACGCCCTTATTGGAGCTAAGAACAGCGGTACCGCTGGCATCAGAGGGAACCCCCCAAGATTCGCCAGTATAGGACTGACCGGAAGCGGGATCTCCGATGAAAGCACCAGAATTAATATCGCCAGTCGCAGGGTCAGCAACACCGACACGACCCTGAAGGGGTGCACCATTCTCGACAACCTGGAAAACAAGCGGCCTAAGATTCCTCATCTGAAGACCAGACTGGGGCATAGCCTTGCGCCAGCCTTTAGGATCTGCGAGCAGGGAGTAGTACAGAGAGAACTGGTCGGTTGCTTGAGTAGAACCAGCCTTGAAAACAGCATCGTTGACAGCGACGACGGAACTACCATCAAGTGCAAGAGTCTTATTGCTAGCTCCATAGTACTGGATGTAGTTGACAAACTGATTCATAGTGTCATTGGAGACAGCCTTGAACAGGATAGGGTTGAACATATCCTGGGGAGCAATAGCACCAGCTTCAACACCAACCTGCAGAGGGTCAGCAGGGAGCATGGATGCACATGCCAATGTGATATCACACTTGGAAAACCTGAACTTCTTATAGTTCAGAACCAGACCAGGATAAAGACGATTGAGCAGAGGGCCAACAGGAGTATGTATGCCCACAATACCCATTTTATTAATTTTAGTTGAGAGGTCGTAAGTCTCGGAAATCTGCACACGCATAATCCCACCTCAATAGTACCTGCGCCTTCTATAGGTAGTCCTTCTAGAACGTCCGTATCCGTAGCTTCTGCGCCTTCTATAATACGCCATATGATTTTTCCTCCATTGGGCAAGGGATAACAAATCACTGTTATCGTTGTAATGAACGTTATATCGTCTAAATAAACTTTATTACGAATTTCGTAGTTTTACTTAAATAGGCTGTCCACGACGGCCTCCCGATAATCGAGG